GATTTAGACCTTCCTCTTTTGCTTGACGGGAAGCCAAATACTGTCAAAAATATTTATGAGCTTTTAAGCCCTCAAAAAACTTATTATATAAGAACTTGGGGACATATATTCACGGTCAGAAATGGCGTTTGTTACGGCAATGTCTGCGACGCCACAATGGCAAAGAAAAGAGTGTATGACCTTTGCGAAATAACTAAAAATTAAAACTATGTCAGATAAATATTATAATCCAATTTATGTAGCTAAAACAAATCCCTGGGAGATGGCAAAAGCTTCTCCCAAATTTGAACATTATACTCACGAGCAAATTGACGAAATGCTTTGGTGCGAGTTAATAGAAATTTTAAACCAAGACGAATGAATATACTTGAAAAATCAAATGAAATAATCTTTGGCCGGAAGGAAGAAAAAGAAAGACAATATGGCCCAATAGACGAATCAATTGCAAAGGCGGCCCGAGTCGCTTCAGAATTAACCGGGAAGGATATAACAACAGAAGATTTTTATAAGTGCTTAATCGCGCTTAAAATAAGCCGCATGGCCTATAACACAAAGAAAGACACAATGCTGGATTGTGTAGGTTATATTGCTGCGCTGGATTCTTTTAAAAATGGAGGCTATGGTAATAAGTGATTTTGAATATAAATACAAATGGCTTTTGTCAGAAGTTTTAGAGCACGGCGTAAATTCTGAGAATCGTACTGGAATAGCTACTAAAAAACTTTTCAATCAAAATATTGAAATTAATTTAAACAAAGGTTTTCCGGTCGTAACTGGCAAAAAAATTTTTTGGGAAAAAGCCTTAGCAGAATTTTACTGGATTTATTCCGGCCGGACAGACTTAGAATATTTGCACGCTCACAATATTTTTTGGTGGGATAATTTTGCGGTCGAAAATAAGCTGGGTAAAATTTACGGTTATCAAATAAGAAATTTTAATGGGCATGTTGACCAAATTAAATATGCTATTAAAGAAATTAAAAAAGGTTCAAGAAGAGCAATAATCACTCTTTGGAATCCATCGGAGCTGGACGCACAAGCGTTGCCTTGTTGTTATACGCTTCTCAATTTTGTTGAGGCCGGAGGTGATTTAAATTTAATAATTCATTTCCGCAGCTCTGATTTATTCCTGGGTCTTCCCTACGACATTATTTTTGGTGCCCTAATGCTTAAGACTATTTCAGAACAAACAGGCCTTAAAAGCCACCGTTTGGCTTTAAATCTTGCAGACGCGCACATATATGAATGTCACCACGAACAAATTGTTAAATATTTAAATACTGAAACCTTTAATCTTCCTTCGCTTTCTGGGTCCTATGCGAAAGGATTTATTTTAAACAATTATAAACACGGGCCTTATATAAAATCTAAATTAGTATTATGAATTATTATGACTTAATAAGAGGCTGGGCTTTTAAGAAAGGAATCTTAACTGACGGCGATGTAAAAACTCAATACGTTAAACTCCAGGAAGAAGCTGGTGAATTAGCAGACGCTTTATTAAAAAACGATAAGGAAGAAATCAAAGACGCGGTTGGTGATATTATTGTTGTTTTAGTTTCGTTCTCAGAATTAGCTGGTTTTCCTATAGAAGAAGCAGTTAAAAAAGCCTGGGAAACTATCAAAAACAGAGAAGGAACTATGCAAAATGGGACGTTTGTGAAAAAAAAATAAACTCGTTTTATAGATTACGAGTAAAAAAAAACAAAAAAAAACTTATTTTTTTTATAAAAATATTTTTTTATTTCAAAAGTATGTTTATCTTTACAAAGAATTTAAAATTATAAACATGAAAACTATCAATCAGTTGGAGCAACTTAAAACTCAGCAAAAGAATCTTTCAGGAATAATATCTGAAGCTAAAAGAATTTCAGAAGACATACTTAGAGATTTATTTATTTATACTATTAAAGAAAACATGAATAAAAATAAAGCTATCCACCCAAACACAATTGCGGATTTTTGTGTTTATGTAGATACAGCTGAAAACCCATGTTCAAACTTTAATTTTTACGCTTACGATTTTAGAACTTTTCACGGCTGGAAAAGAAACTTAGATAATAGCTTTTACGGTCCTTCAGATTACAGAAGGTATGATGATTTTGGCCCGTCTGTAAGCTCTTTTAGTGCTAAGTCTTTTTCGTATGACTGCGAAAGACACGGCTCAGCAAGAGCAATTGAATTACTGGACGAAAGAATTTTATTGACTAAAATGATGTCACTTGACTGGAATCAAATTGCAGATGAATTTGTAGAGCTTATTCAAACTGTTACAATTGAAGGCATGTCATTTTACATGGAAGCAATGGACCGTTTAGACAAACTTGAAGACACAATGAAAAAACTTCAAGCTGAAGTTGATGATTATGAAGAAGCTGTTATTATGGAAACTATTAAAGCTTGTGATATTGAATGTGTTGAAAACGGAAAAGTAAAATCAAACATGGACCTTTACTGGGCCAATACTGAGGAGCTTAGAACTGAAGACCCAAGTTACGAGGGCGAGAATGATAAATTAACTCAAAAGCACGCTGGCCAATTAACTCTGCATTATAACCAACAAGATTATGGTTACGCAAGATGTCACGGTTTCAGAATCTTAAAAGAAACTCCTAAAGGTTTTGTAATAGCAGGTGGCCACAGACCTTGGGTCGTAACTGGCAAGTATGAAGAATCTCAAGCCGGCAATGTTAAATACTCAGGCGAAGGCTTTAGAGTTCATAAAGATTACTTCAAAACCTTTATAAAGAATCTTGGATTATTACAAACTTTGAGAGGAGATGATGACCAGTAAAAAATTCCAAGAAGTTTTAGACCGACTCGCTGAAGAAAAATTTAGCGAGTTTGGTTTTGACTGTTGCAGCAAACAGGAGCAAAGGGTAATCCTGGAAGACGCTTTAAAAATGTATGATTCCTTAAAGCCTCGACAAAAAAAAGACGCCTTTTATTATTTTAGTTGTTTAATATTATATTTAGGAATTACAACGCTCACGATTTTATTCCTTTGTTTAGAAAGTTTTATTGACTGGTTGTTTTTGTGAGATAGTTTAGCAATCGGTCTTAATTAGCCTCAGGTTTGCCCTGGGGCTTTTTTAATACCCTTAATTTAATTTTAAGTAACTTTGTAGCTAAATAACCTCCTAATCCCTTAAAGTGTGCTTAAAACGCGCCTAAATAGCCTCAATGACAATTTAACTGGCTGCTTAGCGGAATATAAATTTTGTGTAGCAGCTATGTCTAAGGGATTTAAAATATCTATGCCGCTCCTGGATTCAAGCCCCTACGATTGCATTTTAGAATCTGATTTTAAGCTTTATAAAATTCAAATAAAACATGTAGGTCTAAATCGATTTAAAGGAAGGCATAATTCTATTCAGGTTTCCTTAAGAAGAACTAATGATTTTTATACGCAAGCTGAAGTTGATTATTTCGCTATATATTTTGAAGAGCGCAATGGTTTTTTTATTATTAGGAATTACCAACAAAAAAGCATACGTATTAACTCTGAGGGAAAATATAAAAATAATTTTAATAACTTTGACGTATTCTATTGATTCGTTTTTCATTTAGTCTAACGTGTGAAAAGAGCTGCAAAATATTGTGGCTCTTTTTTTTTATCTTTACAAAAAAAAATAACATGAGACAAATTAAAATTGTGTCAGAAATTGGCAGTGAAATAATTGACTCTTCCGATGTCAAACTATATTGTAAAATTGATTATTCAAATGACGACGCTTTAATAACAAGAATGATTAATCAAGCTCGCGTTTGGTGTGAGAATTATATAAGCAAAGATATTGTCTCGAAGCAAAGAATTTATTTTATTCCTAAAACTTCAGGCATGTTTGATTTGCCTTTTGCTCCAGTGTCTACAATTGATGAACTTAAAATTGACGGGGTAGTTTCAACGGATTATGAGGTTGTGGGATTAAATACAGAAACAATTGAGCTTAATTCTGGTGAGGCTAAAAATATAGAAATTAAATACACAACATTAGGATTTTCAGACAGCTTATTAAAGCAAGCTATGCTTCAATTAATTTCAACTTATTATGAAAATAGAGAAGACTTTATGGTTAGCCAATCTGTCAGCGAAATTCCAACAAATGTAAAATCAATTTTATCTTCATTTAAAACTATGTTTGTATGAAACGGCCGCGAGTAGGAAAGCTTAATACACGGATTCAATTTCAGAGAGAAACTGTATCAGCCGATGGTTATGGTGGATTCACCTCAACTGGAGACACAACAACGCAAACATGTTGGGCTAAATACGATATTATTAAAAGTGATATTAAAGATGAATTTGGTCACCCGCAAAATGAATTGGTTGGCGTTTTTATTGTAAGAAAAAATTCAGTTCCTGGGATTAAGCCTGGAGATATTATAAAAATTGATGGGACAGCCGTAACTTATAAAATTAATAAATCTTATGAGGTCATGCAAAATGATTATTATAAGTTTGAAGGAACCAGGGTATGAGTAAAGTAATTCAATTAATACCAAATCCAGGAGACATGTCAAGAGCCAGAAAGACTATGGCTAAATTGAGAAGATTTCCAAAGTCTGGTCTTAATACTGAAATAGCAAAATATATTTTTGGCATACGAAAAAAAGCTGCACAAAGAGTTGTTAGAGGAAAAGTACAAGGAGGCACATTAGCTGGCTCAATTGATGTAGGAACTTCAGACAAAAAAGGTTATGTTCAAGCCTCTGCTGATTATGCCCCTTATGTTGAATTTGGAACCGGTGGAAGTTATAGTGGCGCTGACTTAGATGAATTGTTTGGAACAGACTCTTATGCTTCACAATTTAAAGGAGCGAGTCAAGACCGTGTTCATTTACCAGCAAGACCTTTTTTATTTAATTCTGCTCGCGAGTTATTGCCAGACTTTATTAAAGGCTTACAAAAAAGATTAAGAAAAGCAAGAAGCTAATGAAAACAACTATTCACGAAATAAGAAAAACAATTATTAATCTGCTGTCTGGTATAACTCAAAATGGCTCAAGTGTTGCTATATATAATAACGTTCCGCCTTCTGCCAATTATCCTTTTATGAAAGTATATAGTGAAAAAGAATCACCTATTGAAAAAAATAATTCGGCAGCAATAACAAATTCAATAATTAAAATTGATGTTGTTACAAGATTTAATGGACCAGCCGGAGGGGAGTTAGATTGCAACCAAATTGTTTCAAATGTTTGTGATACATTAACAGGTGCTTCAAGCTTTACAACAACAGCTGATTTTAATAATTATGTTTTTGAAATTGAAGAGGTTGTATATTTTGAAGAAAATATAAAAGACCATCATTATTTTAGAGGCATAATTTCTATAAGCTTCCAGACTGAACAACTCTAAATAAATTCATTTTTATTATTTAAATTTGTAGCATGAAACAAATCTTTAAAAATTTCTGGAATGCTGTTAAATTAAAATTTATTCGTTGGTGGAATACTAATTTAAATAAGTTATGTATTAACTGCTCTTGCAGAGTTTATAAGGAAGATTTTGAAAACTCTAAATGCTGTGATTGGTCATGGCGAAAAAAAGATTGGTAATGGCACAAAAAATTAGTGAATCTACAGAAATTAAATTAGACCTAAAAACAATTGGGATGATTGTTGGTTTTACTATTTCGCTTGCCAGTATGTATTTTGTAATGCAAGCTGATATAGCCAGAGCCATGGAACTTCCAGAGCCTCAAGTTACAGCTACAGAATTTCAATATAAAGACCAAATAATTCGCGACGCAATTATGACAACTCAAGAAGACGTTAAAGAAATGAAAGAGATATTGTCAAAATTAGAAGAAAGAGTTTATGAGTTAAATAAATAATATGAAAAAATTAATATTAATATTATTTTTTTTTATTTGTTCCAATGCCTCAGCCCAATACAAAGAGGGTATTTCAATAGTTAAATTTACAGCAAGCTTTATAGAAGATACTTCAGACCTGAAAAAATTCAAGTCTCATAACACTCATGTTTTTTATATTGAAAAAAATGAAAAAATATTTAAAGCAGAAAAGATTGTTTATATGCCTACTATTATTTTATTTAACAACGGAAAAAAAATAAAAACTATTGAAGCTGGTATTAGCTTAAAGCTACCAGAAGAATGGGAAAAATTAATAGAAAAAGAAATAAAAGAAATACTATCCTCAAAATTTTAAATATGAAATACCTACTTATATTATTATGCTTTATGCTCAGTTTAAAGGCCCATACGCAGCTTTTAAAGGACTTTTTTGAATATTCTACAGTTTACGCCTCCTACTCAGATTCGAGCCCTCTATGGCAGCCAGAACAGTTTTTTGTAACGCAAGGAGGAGATGTAGTTAATATTTCACCTGAAATAACAAATGATTATTTAATAAATTTTGGTATTAGAAAAATTGCCCGGTTTGATTATGAGAATAGAGAAAATAGATATTATGACGGGTCAGAAAGAACTACAAGTTTAAATTCAAATGTTGGGTCTATTCGTGGACTTGAATATTTATTTCAATATTCTAAAGGGCAGCAACAGAATAGAGACTTTAAAAATATTAAATATTTCTTAAGATACTCTGGGAAATATTGGAGCAGTAAATTAGAATGGCAAGAAAACGGATTAATAAATTTAAATTATAAAAGTGCAGACTTACGCTTTAGAATTCCAATAAAAAAATTATCACTTTCTGCAGGGGTTGCATATAGAACGCATAAGCCTTATGGATATAATCCAATTGAAGATTATTTAGAAACAAAACCTTGGTGGGACCTGGCTTATGAATTCGGTTTTATGGACCATTATTATGGAATCGATTATGACAATGATGGTGAGCTTGACAATTTTGATTGGTGGTGGTCAAATGAAAATGGAGACCGTATTGCTGACACGGATTTAGACTTTAGAAAAAATCAATATCAAAATATTGTTAATCGTTATAATCGGGAAGAGCTAAATAAAATTGGAACGCTTGGAACTTTATCGGCTGTTATAGGAGCGGACATGTATCATTATAGAGACTCTTTTTATATTCACGCTTGGTCTAATTTTTATCCAAAGCATAAACACATAACGGGTAATAAAGATTTTTCATATGAGGTTGTGTATGAAGGTGATAATTGGCTTGACTATAATGTTGGTATCATGTTTGGTTGGGACCTGTCTAAAAAAATTGGTATATTTACGGAATATGAAAACACCCGGTTTTGGGATAAAAAATTAGTTTATTTAAAAGCCGGCCTTAATTTAAAATTATGAAATGGTTTAGCTATTCAGAATTTGACCAACCTGGGTTAGAAGGGTCAGGGGAAGAGTTCATGGATAAAAATTTTTTAGCGCTATTAGATGAAGTACGTTCTAAATACGGAAAACCTATGAAAATTAATTCAGGTTATCGCAGCGAAGAATATAATAAAAAAATTGGTGGGGTGGCTAATAGCAGCCACATGAAAGGAATCGCGGTTGATGTAGCAATTTCAAGTTCTGCAGACCGTTGGAAATTTATAAAAGTATGTTATGAAGTTGGAATTACAAGAATTGGTATTGGCAACACTTTTATCCATATTGATGTGGACGGTGACAAGCCTGGCAAATTAATATGGGATTATTATAAAGGAGCGAATAGAAGTAAAAAGAAATGAGCGATAAAAAAAAATTTAAAGACACAAAGGTTGGAAAATTTTTAATTAATAATGGTAGCACAATTGGAAATGCAATTGGTGATGTTCTGCCTGACAAAGGCATATTAGGCGTTGTAAAGAACTTAATTGACAAAGATGATTCTATGCCTGCTGAAGACAAAGAAAAGGCTTTAGCGTTGCTTAAATTAGACGAAACTGAAATGACCGCAGTTTCAAAAAGATGGACTGCGGATATGGCCTCAACAAGTTGGCTTTCAAAAAATGTTAGGCCTATAACATTAATCTTTTTTTCAATAGCTTATATTATTGGTTGGTATTGCGGTTATGAGTTAGACTCGGTTGCGGGAGTTTTATCTTTAATTGTTGGCGCTTATTTTGGGTCACGTGGGATTGAAAAAGTAATGGGCAATAACAGGCATAAATAAAGTGGCAAAAAAAATTATAAATAATTACCGAAAACAAAAAAGAAAAAAAAGACCAGGACGCCACTCAAAAAACGAATCGCTTTCACAAAGAAAAAAAAAGTATAGAGGACAGGGAAAAAATTAACCTGCTTTTTTTTATTAAATTTGTAAAAAAAAATAATGGGATTAAAAGACACAGCATTTTTTGCTTGCATGCCTTCGGCTTATAAAACAGGAAAATTATATAGCATACAACCCACAGGAGGAAGCGGCGATTTAGACTATTCTGGAAACGTTATAACAAAGCGATATGACAGCATGGGGCAAGTGCGTTCTGTAAATACAAATGTCCCAAGTTTAAATTATCAAATTGCAGACGGTGAAGTTGCTGGCTTTCCTGAAATGGACATGCCAAAATCCAGAACAAATCATTTAAAATATTCTGAAAATCTGAATTCAAGTTGGAACTCTATTAATATAAATTACAATACTGGAATGACTGCTTCAATAAATGTAACTGGTGGTTTTGGTGTAAATGAAATGATGGAAAATACAACAAGCAATGTTACACATTTTATGTCCCAAACAATTACTGGAATAACGTCTGGAAGAAGGTATTGGTTTTCTTTATATGTAAAACCTATTCAGCGCAATATTATAAGAATCCAAATGTCAAATGCAACAAATGATGTTTGTCAATTTTTTATAAAAGAACAAAGTGTTAGGCAAACTGACGCGGGAGATGTTGCTTTAGGTGGTCAAAATGGTCGAATCTTAAAGCTACCAAACGGTTGGTATAGAATTTCTTGTGCATTTGTTGCCAATTCATCAGTCGGAACAATAAGACTTTTAATTCAAAAAGAAGTTAACGGGGTTGTTTCAAGTACATACACGGGCGAAAATGGAAAAGGCTTTTATGTTTATGGCGCACAGTTAGAATCAAATCCAAATACCAGCGCAAATGTTGGACCCGGCGCTTTAATTGCAACACAAGGAACAGCGGTAACAAGATTAAATCCCGTGTTACAATCCAACGCAATTATTGGCTTTCCTTCATTTTTTCCGGTTACGGTTTATTGGGAAGGTAAAATAGATAGACACGACACGCAGCAACATGTCTGGTCTTTGTTTAAAACCGGAGGGTTTCCAAATAATTATTTGGCATTAGATTTTAATTCAAATACTAACTTAAGAATTAGACGCTCTTCTGTTGGTTATGGTCCGTTTGTTGGAACAGCAAATTATATAAATCTTAGAGACGATTATATGAAAATTGTTGTAATTTTTAAAAGCAATACTGACTACGCTCTTTATATTAATGGCCATTTAATTGAAGGTTTTTCTGGCTCATTTATACCGTTTGAATACGATAGAATAAGAATTGGATGTGGCTTAACAGACGGCAACGATACGGGCCAAAGACAAAGCTTTAAACAGCTTTTAATGTGGAATAGAGAGTTAACCGAAAATGAAGCAATTGACATAACAAGTTATAACTCCTATTCTGATTTAGCAAAAGGTGGAAATTTTAAATTAGTTTAATATGGCGGAAATAAGAATTGGTAATGGTAAATGGGCAATCGGAAACGAAAGCTTAATGGGCTATGCTACAACAAATAATAAGTATAAACCAATCCCGATTGACGGCAAAAGATTTTCTGGTAAAACTGTTAAAAATAAAAACAAAGAATTAGCGCAGCTTACAAATAACACGCCGAGCGTTAATTATAATGTTTCAAATAAAGGGGCATTAGATATTCAAAACCAAGTAACAATTTATTCCAAAAACAGCGAAAATTTTGACAATTCACTATCTGAATATTTTTTGAGTGGTGCTGATGTAAATTTAGTAGAAGGAACTAATAGCCCTAAGAATGATATACGTTTAAAATCTGACGCTAATGAGCAATTAATGCAGGTGTCAAAACTTACTAAGACCGGATTTGGGGGCGGGGTTGGATATTTACAATTTGCAGAAACAGCGGTGTCAGGGCAATGCTTTAGTATTTTTGCAAAAGCAGCAAGCACAAATTTTTGTGCTATTGCATTTGGAATAAATGGAATAGCTATTCAAGATGTTCTTACTGTTGATTTAACAAATGGCAATTATATTTTTGATAACACAAATAATATTGTTGAAAAAATTCATGTAACAGAATATTTTGGTGAATGGTATAGAATAAATATTTTATCAAGTTCTACAAGCGGAACATATTTATATCGTATTGCTGCTCCAAATGCTATTAATACAAAAGTTTCAGATAATGGAAATTCAATTTTTATTACAGGTTTAAATTTTACAAGAGATAAATGTTTATTGCCTTATGTTAATACGTATGGTTTTACTTTAACAATTCCGAGAGACATTATGGGTAGAGTTGGAAATTGTGAATTGTTTTTGCCTTTAAACACCGCGAATCCTCAACGAGGCTTAACATGGACAATGAAATTTTATCCAACAGAATTAATTCCTTCAAGATATATTTCTTTAGGACAAACCGGAATGAATGCTGGGTCTAACGTTGATAGTTCTGTAATTGCTTGGAATATGATTAGTTTAGGCGGGGGTAATTTTGATATTCGTTTTGAATATAATTTAGGGAGTGCTGGGTATGTTTATGCAAGTTCTTTTTTGGTAGCTAATATAGCAGACTCAAGCATTAAAATTGGTGAGGTGTATCACATAGGGGTAACATTTGAAAACGGAAAATTAAGGTTGTCTGTTAATGGTTCTGACGCTAATATTTTAAATAACGGAAGCACACCCACCAGCGGTAGTATGCCAGATTATTTCGCTCCAGTTTTAAATGGCACGTCAAGTAATCGAGAGTTTAATGATTTAAGATTTACTAAAGCAAATGTAGAAAATCAGCCAATGCCGGTCGGAGTTATTGACATGGCTATTTACGACAGGGCCATGACACAAACTCAATTAAATAACTTAACTTTACAATAAAATTTAAAATTATGATTCACAAAAAATATGAATTTGATAGCAAAGAACAATTTGAAACTTTAAAGTTAGAGCTGCCTCATATAATGGAAGATGATGGTAATGGAAATGAAAAGTTTCATTATACTTGTCAGGACACAATAGTAGTCCTTGACGAATTGCCTTTAACAGAGCCTGAATATGACGCGGAGGGAAATATAACAAACGAAGTTGAATGGTCGGGAAAATATCATGTAGATGCTTTATGGATTGAAGAAGCAAATGAACCTGACAGCTGGAAACCTTATTTTATTCAATTAGATAATATTGGTGTTCATGGGTTTGCTGGAATTCAATATATAGACGCTTAAAAACAAATATAAAAATTAACTATATTTGTAATGTTTAATTTATAAAAATCAAAAAGATGGCAAGTAATGTTTTCAACGGAACAAATTTATTATTAAAAGTTATAGGTGACGGAGGAACTCCAATCGTAATTGGTCACTCAACCTCAGCGAGTTTATCATTATCAAATGACCTTCCTGAAGCTACAACTAAAGATTCTAATGGGTTTGCAGAACATATTGCAGGTTTAAGAAGCGGGGAAATTTCTTTTGAAGGATTAGTATCTTATACAGATACTCAAAACTTTAAAGAATTGTCTGAGCTTATGTTAAATAGAACTAAAATCGATTGGAGTTTAGCAACAGCTACTTCTGGCGACCAAATTTTAACTGGTGAAGCTTTTCTTTCATCAATTGAAATAGCGTCTGAAATGGAGTCTCCAGTAACATATTCTGGTTCAATGACAGTAACCGGTGCAATTACTTCTGGAACAGTTTCATAATTAAAATTTTAAAATCATGGCGAATCAAAAGAGAGGTTATTATACAACCATGCTTGGCGGTAAAAAAAGAACACTACATTTTTCTTTTAACTTCTGGGCAAGCTTAACAGAATTGTTAGGTATCACATTAGAAGATATTGGAAAAATATTTGAAAGCGGATTTAATATGTCTGCATTTAGAGCAATTATATATTGTGGCGTCCTTACTTATGACCAAGAAGAAGGCAATGAAATTGATTACAATGAATATAAAGTGGGCTCTTGGTTAGATGATGTTAGTCCAGAAGAAATTGAAAAAATATTAACCGCCATGACCAATACAAGAATTTTAGGTAACGACCTAAATATGGGTATTGAAAGAGCTTCACAAGAAAAAAAAACAACGAAGAAACCAAACAAGAATTAAGCTGGGATAGTCTGCTTGATTATTATATTGGTCAAATAGGAATCGACCCTAATAAATTTTGGAAATATACATGGAATGAAGCCCAGCTATTAGCTGAGGCTTTTCATATTAAACAAAATTATGAATGGGAACGCTGTCGATTTATTAGCACAATGATATACAACAGCAATGCCTCAAAAAAATCTCAATTAATAAAGCCCGAAAAATTATTTAGTTTACCACAAGATAAATTATATAAACGAGCTAAAAATGTTGAGGCTCCAACAGTTGAACAAACTCGTTTGTTTGCGCAACAGGTTGAAAATTTAAAGAATAAAAAAGTGTTCAAAATTTAGTATTTTTGTTAAAAAGCATTTAACATGGCGCAGCAAAGTTTACGGTTTAATTTATTAGCAAATACAGCAGGCTTCACGGGAGGACTCAAAAGAGCTTCAATGAGAATGACAGCTTTTGGAAAAAAGATAACAGCTGTTGGAATGAGAATGAAGGCAATGACCCTTCCTATTGCTTTAGCGGGAATTGGCGCAATAAAAATGGCGGCAGACTTTGATAAAGCAATGACTAAGATTAAAACGCTTGTAGGTATTGCGGGAGACGAAGTTGACCAAATGGCTAATAGTGTTAAGTCAATGAGTAAAGAGACAGCAGTGAGCTCTAAAACAGCTGCAGACGCATTATTCTTTATAACCTCAGCAGGGCAAAGAGGAGACACGGCTTTAAAGACATTAAATATTTCTTTAAAAGCAACAGCTATTGGATTAGGTGAAACTGAAACCGTGGCAAGATTATCTACAGCCGCAATGGCTGCTTATGCCGCGCAAAATTATACTACAACTCAAGCTACTGATACTTTAGTTGCTGCGGTCCGTGAAGGTCGATTAGACGCCACTCAGTTAGCTGATTCTATGGAAATGGTAATTCCTGTAGCTGCAGAAATGGGAGTTAACTTTAATGAGCTGTCAGCAGCATTTGCGGCAGTCTCAAGAACTAATTCAAATGCTTCACAAGCTGCAACCGGTTTAAGAAGTATAATGACAACTTTATTAAACCCAACTTCAGGTGCCCGAGACCAATTAGAAAAAATGGGTTTAAGTGCAGACGAAGTAAGACAAAAAATTAAAGACGATGGATTGCTTTCGGTCTTAACTGAATTATCAAATAAATTTGAAGGCAACGCAGACGCAACAACAGCGGTCTTTGGAAACGTTAGAGCCTTAGTTCCTTTGCTTGCCTTAACTGGTCAAAACGCAGAAGCTGTTAATGGTATATTCGAGCGAATGACTAACACAACTGGAATGACTGATAAAGCTTTTGCTGAGCTACAAAAATCTGCAGAGTTCCAATTAAGAAAATCAATAAACGCTTTAAAAGAAGACTTCAAAACATTTGGCGCAAATCTTATGACAGTTGTTGGCCCAGCTTTACAAAAAGCAATGGCATTTGTCGGAAACTTATTTAAAAAGTTTAATCAGCTTGACGGCGGAACTAAAAAATTGATTTTAGGCATAGGTGCGCTCGCTATGGTGCTTCCGTTTATTGTTAGTGGCTTTGGGCTTATAACTTCTGCAATAGGCGTTCTAATGAGCCCTGTCGCGCTTATAACAGCTGCTTTGGTTGGTATAGGAGTTATTATATATAAAAATTGGGCACAAATAAAAACAAGATTAGTTGAAATAGCTAATTATTTTATTATGCTTTACAATGAATCTATGGGCTTTCGTATTATTGTAGAAAGTATAAAGTTTGCATTTAAGACCGCTTTTGGTTTTGCCAAATTGCAAATATTAAACACTATTGAACATATTAAAATGATAGGAAAAGCTATCTATGATATTTTTAGTAGTGCTGGAGCAATAATAAAAGCTGCATTTACTTTAGACCGCGAAGGCTTAAACAAAGCGGTTAAAGAATTAGGAACTAATTTAAAATCAACATTTACAGAAGCTGCTCAGAATGGCAAGACTAATATGGACAACTTTATTAATGACACTAAAAATAATTTTAAAAACGCAGTTAAAAAATCAATTATTCCAGGCAGTGTCAATTTAGTAGATGAATCAGTTTTTGACAATTTTGAAAATACTCTTGAAGGAACGTTTGGAAATTTAAAAGATAAATTTAATAATTTATTTAGTGGTGGTGGTGGAGGTGGCACGCCTACAACTGAAGAAGATAATATAATTGTTCAAAATAATGATGACCCAGCAGGAAATGAAGCAATTGAAAAAAAGATTGCCTTGTTAACTCGTTTAGGAGTTACTGCGGAGAGCGCTAAGGAATCAATTGCAAGTTCCTTTGGCCAAATGAGTTCCAGTATAGTTGACTCCTTAGGATTAGCCGGAACAGCTTTAGGTGACTATTTGAACCAGTTAATGAATACAGCAACACAAACTTTAGTTGAAAATTTAAAAATACAAACCTCAGAGCAAACTAAAACCGCAACAAAAATTGCAGGTGACCAAGCGGTATTAGCCTCAACGCAAGTTGTTGACGCAGCTAAAACACTTTCGGCTACAACAACACAAGTAGCTAATGCTTCTTCTTCAGCTTCAGACTTAGCAGCCTCTGCAACTTCAGTCGGGGCAGCTGGTGCAGAAGCAACTGGTAATGCGGTTGTCTCTGCTACAAAATCCTCAAAATCATTTGGACCAGCAGCAGCTTTTGTATTACCTCTTTTAATAGCTACAGCTGTAACACTTGTTGCAAAGATGATGAAAAAAGCAAAGCCTAATAAATTTGCTTCTGGTGGTATTGTAAGCGGAACAACTCTTGGAATGGTTGGTGAATATCCAGGGGCAAAAAGTAATCCAGAAGTTATTGCTCCTTTAGATAGATTAAAAAACATGCTTCCTCAACAACAAAGTTCAAATATTAATGTTGGCGGAAATTTCACTGTTGATGGACAAGATTTAGTTTTAGCATTAGGTCGTGCAAACGAAAATGGAGAAAGACTTTAATTATGCCTTATATTGATAATTACAATACACGTTACAGATTATTTTTTTCTGATGTAGATGGAAACCCCAAAAGGTTAGATATTGACCAAAAAAATTATCCAAAAATTACTAATGTAAATTTAAGTTCTGACCAAATCCAATTAAGCGATGAAAATGACGTTGCATTAACTGCTAATTCTTTACCTTTTATAAACGAAATAACTTTAAGCAGTAGCGATTACAATGCTATTAGAAACCAGACGATAGGTTATGAATTTAATACTGGTGCTTTTAGTGTCAATGGAAGTATTGGATATTTTAAAGTGTTGTTTATAGATAATGATGACAATATAAAAACAATTGTAGTAGGCGTCAATGATGATGACGAAACAATAAGTTTTCAATATGCAACAATATTAGGCCCAAATTCAAGCGAAACAAGAGGCATTACCAATATTGTTGGAACAGGAAATCCTGTAATTATTAATTATACAAGCGGAGACATTTTAAAAAAAAATATTTTTGGAAGTAAAATGACAATTAATTTGTTTAAAAGATTTGATGATGAATTTGTAAATTTTCATGAATACCCAGAAAATGAATTTAAAATTAGATTATATAATGGCATAAATAAATTCCAATATCACAAATTAAATATTTTATGTCCAACCACTAATTTTTTAAGAAATCCTGATGACATAAACAATTACAGAGAAAGAATTACAAACGTAGAAGATAATTATTTATGTGATGTAAACGACAATTTTTTAGATTCAGATTTTCAAATTTATGCCACAAATAAAAGCAAATTTGTTGAACGAGTGCTTTATGATGCAGGAACAATAGAAAATGAAGATGCTATTTTAGGTGACATGGAAGAAATTGAAGATTGCTATTATCAAATGTTTTGGCAAGGTTATTTAGTTGCGGACACGTTTAAAGAATCTTATAAACCATATCCATATAAAATACAACTAACAGCATTAGACATGTTGGCAACAATTGACACTTTTAAAATAAATCCATATGGATATAATCGTTTGGGTGGACAACAATCTTATGGAAGTTCGGTAATGAACAACAGCACTTTTGATGCTATTGATTTATTGGGAAGATATTATTTAAATCAACCTATAAATGAAGTTAGTTATACAGGACAATCTCCAAATTTAGTTGGTCCGACAAATAGTTTATATCAATATATTTTTGTAGAAATGGATAGCAAAAAAGAAGATGAAGCAATTTCAATTACATCTCGAATGTCAGGTAATTATAATTATTTAGGTTTCAATGACAGGTTTACTTATGATGGAGTTACTCGAAACAATACTGTTGGGCAAGATGGAATTTTTGATTCAACTTACAATGTAAAAAATGGCAAAGCAATTGTACAGGGATTGTTAAAATATAAAAACGCGCGAATTTATCAATCATGGGGGCAAATTGTAGTTGCTTTAATTGGAACAGATAATCGTATTGTTAGAGACGCACCAAGTGCTCAAAATGGGCAAACAGGTAGTTTAGCAATGAATTATGGATTAAGTCAAGATTTAATTAATTACATGCAAAACCCAACAGCACACACTAACAAATATTACAAAATTGGACAACGTGTTCAAACAGGTAGTGGAACTATTAAAGGTATGCAAGAATATGTCGGTTATTTTGGGCAACCTATGAGCCAAAAAGTTAAATCAGATTTACAACCTGTAAATAATGATTTTCAAGTTGAATATTTAGCGCCATTAAAAGATGTTGCCATCGAAGTTGATAGGTCAATTTTAAATAAAGTTTTAGGACAAGTTGCGGCTAATCCAAGTATGGAATATGATTCGGGTTTTGATGTTAACAATGGCTCAATAAAAATAAATGACAATCCAAGAAGTGGAAGAAAATCATATAGCACCACGAGTTATTATGTAAACAATCCACCTCAAAATTCCAGTGGTTTATATACTGTGTCAATTCGAACAGACCAAAGAACATTTAACCAATATAATCAAGACCAAAGATTAAGGGTACCACTTGGAACACCTGAAATTTCTGTAAATGTAGATTATTATGTAGCATGCGACACTTCAGATATAAGCAACATACCTGAAATAAGGCTTTATTATTTTTGTGATTTAGACACACGTGAAGTTATTACTCAAACTTTAACAGACCGAGATTATTATTATGACCAAAAAGATAGACGTTGGGAAAAAAGTACCAGATTAAATTTTATAGAACTTAAAGGTGCAAGTGATTATAATAAATGGCAATCATTAAGCATAACTGTAGATGAATTTGATTTATATTCAGGACAACCTAATGGAATACAATTTGTTAAAGGAGAAATTGGTTTTTTAGCAACTGTTGTTCGAAATAATGGAGCAAATGCTTCTAAATATCAAAAAACTTATTTAGACAATATTGGTTCTATTGTAAATTCTTTTGAACCAAAAAAAGAAATTGTTACAATTCAAAACAATGCTTCTCAAAACACAAAAAGACACATCATGAAAATTATTCCATGGAAAACAATTAATGAACGTGGAGGAAATTTTGACATCGAATATGTCCAATCAAGTGGAACATTAAATAGATATCAAGGCGACACAATTGCTAAAGCAAAAGAATTATTGTCTTTGTTTTCAGGTTTTGTTAATCGATACGAATTTTCTGCAAGACCTAAAAATAATTGGTTTGCTTTTTCCAATCAAATTTATATTGATTTTGCCAACCATAAAGATGATTCAATAAGCTATATCGACGGCTTAAAAGTTGATGTTAAAAAAAATGAATTTAAAGTAATTGCTCATAAAGGCATGCTACAAGAATTAAGCGAATTTGACACATCTGGAAAAATAGAAATTTCATAAAATTATGGTCTGTCTTCACTGTATTTTTTACGCTTTTTTGGCCTTATTTTTTATGCTAAAAAGAGCCTATTTTTTGCCCTTTTTTATAAAAACGTACACGCGATTTAAGGCTGTTTTCGCGCGTTTTAAGGAGTTTTAATAGGTCTGTAGTATATACATACTCTTTTTTCTTGTTTTGGCGATACGGTCAATTTCTATCAAGGAAATTTTTTCATTTTACAAAGAAATCTTCAAAATCAAAAAAGGCCAATTTTTGAGCAAAAAACAAGTATTTTTTTTTATTAAAAATATATTTTGTAAACTGCCTTCATAATTAATTTAACAACATGATAAAAGTCAATTTTAACGAGGACTTGTTTACTGCGACGGAAGAAGAAAACGGAAACGTGACTGTCGAATTTAAACAGGAAATCAGAGAAGCACTTGGGTTAGAATTTCCAACAGCATGTGTTGAAGTTGAGCAGGGCAACCAGCTTGACTCAATGATTGCTGCTAACCCAATTTAGTGAACAGGAGAGGAGGTGAATAATAGTAGCCTCCTCTTTTTTTTTAATTAATAAAAAGTAAAAAAATGAATAAAGCATTTGAATTAGATTTTAGAGATTGGTGTCGTAAATTACGATTTAAAAAATATCACTTAGCAGAAAAGTTAGGAATAACAATGCCAACTTTAAAAGAACGAATTGAAAATCCTGGTAATTTTAAATGGTCAGAAATTATGATTTTAAAAGAGCTTGGCTTTCCAATGATTGAACTATTAAAATAACACAATTAGACTTATGGAAAATAATTTAAAATTAAGCGATAAGCTTTTAAAAGTGCAAAAGGAAATTCACACAATTTCTAAGGACAGTAAAAATCCACATTTTAAAAGTAACTATGCAGATATAAATTCTGTATTAAAAGCCGTTAAGCCTGTATTAAATAAATATGGAATTTTATACTTAACGCCAATAGAAGTAACGCCATGTTGCTCCAAGATGATTGTTGCAACACAACTAACAGACGGAAAAGACATTTACGAAAGTAAATTAGTTATTCAGCCTAATGAAAATCCTCAAAAGATAGGAAGTCAAATAACATACTTTAGGAGATACGGTTTAATAAGTTTGTTAGGATTAGAGGTTGATGACGATGACGGCGAAATAGTTGCGACCGATTTAAGGTCAAAAGCTACAGCGCAAAAAGTATCAGCTTTAATTAGAGCTAATCAAATTGAACCAGCTCGAAAATATCTTGCTACAGTTGACTGGAGTGGCAAAGATGTTTTGAAAAATAAATTAATCAGTCATTTTAAAAATCAATAGCTATGGCATTTGAACATAAATTAAATACTGGGTCACTTTGGAAAAATGAAAAAGACCCTAATTCTTCAAACCCTGATTATAAAGGAAAGGCTAATGTAGACGGTGTTGTTAAAGATATTGCTGCATGGGTAAATAAAACCCAGCCGAATAATGAAGGCGAAGTAAAAACTTATTTGTCAATTAAGTTTCAAGAAGAGTGGATTGCTCCAGAGCAACCAGCACAACAAAAAGTTGTTAAAGCTCATATTGAACCAACTGACGATTTGCCTTTTTAATTGTAGGTCAGGCGGGGTAGCTTAACAGCGCTCCGCCTTTTTTATTATGAATAAGTATCTAAATTTTTTAAATAATAACTATTTCCGGGAAACTGGATTTATAATTGTAGAATCAAAAATTAACAAAGATGAAAGCAAGAGAACCAATATCAAACGAAACATTTCACGCACACAGAAAAGAAAAAAAGAAATTAAACAAAGCAATCAAAAGAGTCCAAAAAGCTGGGTTGATTGTATCAAGACCTTTAAATAAAAACACATGAGAAAAGTATTTGACACGAATCAAGAGTATCACGCAGACAATAGTGTTTCTGCAAGTGGATTAAAAAAAATATATAAAACCTCAGTTCGCAGGTGGTTGGCAGAAAAAGTTGTTCCCAGTAAAGCTATGGCTTATGGTACGGCTGTTCATACAAAAATTTTAGAACCTGAAAATTTTCAAAGAGATATTTTTATAATGCCTAAAATAGATAGGCGTAGCAAAGCGGGCAAAGAAGAATATGCTGCAATAATAAAAGAAGCAGAGGGTAAAACAATAATTGATGAAGCTGAAAACAATTTAATAATTGAAATCAATAATCTGTTAAAATCAAAAGACCGCAAATATATATGGCCGTATTTAGAAGGACAAAAAGAATTAAGCCATTATAACGAGTTTAATGGTGTTAATTGTAGATGTCGGCCTGATAATATAAATTATGAAAAAGGCTTTATAATGGACGTTAAAACGTGCCAGGACACGTCTCCTTACTTGTTTGGCTACGACATAAAAAAATGGGGCTATCATTTACAAGCAGCATTTTATAGTGACTTTTGCGGAATAGACCCAAAGCAATTCAAATTTATAATTGTAATGTCTAAATATATAAAAGATGAAATGTTTGTAGATATACAATTAATTGATTTATCAGAAGATAATATTGAAAGAGGAAGACAGGCTTATATAAAAGCTT